CAATTAGGACTGTTTGCATTGAGTTGATTCCTCTCAGGATAAATACAAGCCGAACTGGAAAAGAAGACTTTAATTCCTTTTATCTTTGAAACACTCTCTGCAACATTTATATTTATAAGTCCTGAGTTGTGCATAATGTCTGCATCATGCTCTCCTGTAAAAATATAACCTGCTCCACCCATATCAGCGGCAAGCTGGTACACTTCATCCACGCCTTCATAAATACACATATCAACGGCTTCCTTATATCGCAAATCCTTTATAAGAAACCTATCTGCCGTTGATATTGAAAATTCTGGATACTTTAAATCAGCACCAATAACATAATACCCCTCAACTTTTAATCTCTTTACAAGATGAGAACCAATAAAACCACCTGCTCCTAAAACTACTGCTGTTTTCATACTTTACTTCTATTAGAAACTATTAATGAATCATGTATATTAAAATCAGTTAAATCAACTTTGTTACTTCCAAGCAATGTTGGTGGATCTCCCCTCTTCCAATCTTTTATAAAAAACTCTATCCAATACTTAAATACATCATCATACGTGCGAACTCCTGTTTTACTAATCCATGGACGAATAGTTGAGTACCGCATCCCAAATATTTTATTATTTGGGAAGTAATCACAATCATGCAAAATTATATAGTCAGCTGTCTTACTGTATTTCTTTACTGCCAATACTCTATCTTCCCACGAACTACTATCTATAAAAACTAATCCCCATTCTGTCTTATCTTGCTCATAAAATTGTTTACTTCCTATTTCAGTGTAATACTTGAACTTGTGAAATTCATTTGCTAAACGTGAATATCTTTGTAACCACTTTTTATCCGATTCTATTGTTAAACACTTAATTCCTCTTTCCTTTGATATTTGATTAATTGGAATAGTTGAATACCCACCAGCACCAAGTTCCAATACTGGTTTAGAAACTATTCTCAGTACTTCCTGCAAAACAAATCTATGTGTCTCAAACCTATCCATTATTTTAATAATTCCTCACTTGTTTTCTTTCTTATATGGAAAATATGTGTTTCAGTGATACACCATACATCACACACTTCATTACTTATTAAAGTAGCTACTCCTCCACACCTGTCTATGATCTTTGTAAAACAACCAACCGACCTGCAGAAACACCCAATACTTTCATCACACTTTAATTTATTGAACTTACGTGGAATCCTCGGGTGTTGAACCACTAAATTAGGATCATCTCCTGTATCTTCCATTAAATTCGTTGCTACGGACTTAACTGCAAGAACACCATCCTTTTTTAAAGTACGAATTAAATGAAACATTTCATAACTTAAAAGAGGAGTCGGCATGTGCTGAGCTACATTGTTACACAGTATCACATCAAAAGTATTGCTTGGAATACTCTCCAAATCTCCAAAGTTATAAACCGCATCGCAATACTTACTCACATTATCTAATCCTACTTGAGAAATGTCAAATCCGCTTACTGAAAATCCATTTTCTCTAAGCCCCTTTGTAACAAAGCCCATACCAACTCCAACTTCTAAAACAGTATCACCTGGTTTTAAAATGTCATTAATATGTAAGAAGTCCAATGTTTCTTGATACTCACAAGCAGACAAAGCCCCACGGTTTTTCTCCTTGTGTAAAAATTCCCATAACTTAACTCTACTCTTGTCCATATCTTAAAATTTTATTTCTCCAATATTCAAAAGTTAATTTTTTCATGTTCCAAACACCATTCTTTATCCTCTTGTACTCACTCCCTAAAAATGCTAATGTTATCTCACTCCAGTCATCTACAAAACAAATTGGTAAGTCAGTATAAAATTGATTATTTATATTACGTTTTTCTATTGGAATAGATCTCATATATAATGTCTCCCAAGTTCTATGTGTATCCATTCCATTCCCCTCTGGGCAAATAACAAAGTTGTGATCATATATATCTTCTAAATATTCAGTAAACCCTCTTCCATTCTTTCCTCTTTCCGAAGTTACCCAAGATTCTCCCCCAAATAACGAATATAAAAACTCCCGCTTTTCAGGGTTTGTAGAAGCATTATGATTCATGTAAACAGTATTCTTATATATTCTTGGGTGTAATACTCTATTTTCCATTTTCTCTTTCTTCATTTCGGACTGAAACCACCTGTTATTTTCAAGTCCAATAGGAATAGATTCAATACGTGGATCAACTACATTCACATTTTGCGAATACCATTTAAGCACATTTTTAGGCATTCTAAAAGACTCATCTATATTCACGTCACTATTATGCGTAATTATAATAAACTCCCTCTGAACGCTTGCAATTAACTCTAAGAGTTGTTTTGCATATATAGTATGGGTATATACAATATTTACAGGTTTTAAATTAGATAAATCAAGCGTATTAGGTAATTTATCATAGTCATCAAGATGTCTATCTCCTGGTGAGAATGTAAAGTCAGCTAACCCAATAAACTTATCTCCCTGTATCCAATCCATTTTAAAATAATTTAGGATTAATCCACCAATCCTCAAACTTATTACCACCATGTTCTACATCACCAAAAGCAAGTTTGTATCCTTTTTGTTCTAACAATGCTCTCTGAAAATTCCGTTCTATTTCAAATGCTCTCCCTATATATAAATTATGTTCTATTGTAATTACCTTAAATTTTAAGTGCATCGCTAAAAAGGCAAATATCATCTCATAATTTGTAAACAAGTTATCAATATCTAAACTTAAATAATCAACTACCGAAGGAATCATAGAATCAAAATCATATGTAAGAGCATCTGCATTAATAAATACAGCTTTCCTTTCCTTCCATTCCTCACTATAATCAAAAATATCTACTGCAATTCCTGTCCAACCATGCTCTTCCAATAACATTGTATTATTATGAAATTTAGGATGATTACATCCAATATCCAAAAAGAAACCTATGTATCCTTCTGGAAATAAAGACAATGCCCACTTATCTTGACCTGCTTGACTGTATGTATTCATCGTATATTTAATTTCGTTCCCCATAAATACAAAGCGTTTCCCTCACTTGTTTGTGGATCCTCTGGCACAAACATTCCATTTTTCTTTAACTTTAAAACTTCTAAAATAGATAACCTAACCCCTTTATTCCTACTAAGACAATTACAAAGCATATACCCTCTGGAAGACTTGCTAATAATTTTATCTATATATAATTCTTGAAAGCCCCTATCAAATTCACTAAAAGCATAATTACTTATACAAAGTGAATAAACATTTTCAAATAAATCATCTGGTGTTTTAAATATTACATTTTTAATACCAAACTGTTTAAGATACCTTTCTGCAAGTGGAAGTGCCGTAGGCAAATCAACTAACGTATATGACCTTGGTTTAACATAATCATATATTATTTTACATTGCCCACCATATCCACCTCCTATTTCTATAATATCTTTATCTTCTAACGTCCCAAAAAAGTCGTTTAATTCAACAAGTATTTTAATATAACGAAGTGTTGTTGGTGAAATCTCAATATTTAACCCATCATATTGATATACAAAAGGACCTCCAATTTTATCACTTGTCACAAATTTATCTAAGTCATGTAAAATAAATGGAGAGTTTTCCTGTAACCAATCTAAGTACAATGATCCATGCAGTCTTGAACAGGATTCAACCACAGTACGATATGCTAAATTTGCTCTAAAATTAGCAAATGTACCGCTATCTTTTGCTGCTCTATCACAAACCTTTAAATATTGACTATACTCCATGCTCATAGCTACTTCTGTTTATCTATCCAACTAACTGCCCAATGATGAATTGCGTAAGAATGTGGTACAACATAAGAATATGGGTCTCCTTTCTTTCTTTCATTGTTTGGAAAGGGGTAAAAGAAATCCGTTGGAAAAGCAACCACTCCCTCTGAATTCTCACCAATTATACTAAAAAACTTACGTGTAAAAAAGTAAGATCCTGTACTATTAAATATTTTTAACCAATGTGCTCCAGGTTCTATGTCTTTCAAATCCTCTATAATAAACTGCAATAAAGGATGGTTTGGAACACTTCCCATTAAACCAATATAAAGCTCTACATCCTCAGGGTATCCAATTCCTGTAAAGAAGTTAAGATAACACAAAGAATCAAACGGCTTAAGACATTCAAAGTCTGTGTCAGCATATACTCCACCAAATTGATTAAGTATATGATACCGCAAATAATCTGACTTCTGAGCAACATTACTCATACGATTGAGAATACCAATATGCGGAATTTTTACTTCATGTATATTTTCCTCAGTCCACAATTTATATTCCCAATCCGGATTAAACTTCTTCCAACTATCCCCCCACACTTTATATTTATCTGGTAAAGGTCCACCCAACCAAATTTGATGGATCTTCTTTGGTATTCTATCTGTTAAATCTGTAAACTGTAAATAGTTTCTTTCATACAAAGCACGAACGACTTTCCAAACATGAGCTCTCTTTAACTTTACTCTATTGTGAGAATATGACTTACGAACAATATCATCAAAACTTGGTATTGTAAATCTATCATATTTAGCTGGAAGCTCTTTTTCATGACTTGTTAATCTCCCACCTATGTTTGATACATCTGATCTTTGTGTAGCAACCATTGGATATGTAATAAAACAATTAAAATTCTTTAAAACCATGTGCCGATAAAAGTGATCTAAGTTTATCCCAGACGGTGTGCTGTGATGTTCTAATACATAATCAACCATTGCTTTTGAATTATATATTACAGCATGTAAAGCAAAAGAATCCATTAATTTAAACAAGTTCTCAGAGTATCTTTTCAACGGCTGTTTAACTAAAGCACCCAACCATAAAGCATCCCAATCCGCTGGAAGTTGCTTTATTGCTTCCTCCACCACACTCCAGGGTTTAATTAACATGCAATCATCCTCAAACACAATAAATGGAAATTCCGTTTGTTTTTCAAGAATACTTAGATGTGCCGCAGTACAACCATCCTCTGCCACAGAATCATCTACCCCACTAACTCTCTCAACTGGGAAAGGAAAAGACTGTTTTTGGAAAAGTTCCAGTCTATCTGGTCTGCTATCTAAGTTTATCACAAACGCTTTCATACTTGTGCTATTAATATATCACCTGCTACAACTCCAAAAGTATAGGTTATCTTATAATTTGGATTTATGGTATGTATAAACTCTTCAACATCACAAATGCAATACGGAAGGTCCTTCCATTCTGCATCATGATCTCTTAACAACCGAATATCATCTATCAAAATTGTGTGGTTCTTTATTGGATGTTTTGCAATTATTTTTAATTCTTCCATTAAAGGAACCCACATCATACCACCTTCTGTATTTGGATCACTCATATAGTGAGCATCTAACCAAAAAGTACATCTCTGGTTAATTGTTTTTAATACCTCTGGCAAAACTAAAAATAGAATCTCCATAATATAATTTTACTTTTCTTTGAGGAAACCTTGCCTTGCAAATATCATAAAAATGCTTTGACACCTCTATTGAAATAACTCTTTCAAACCGCTTGTCCTTGTCATGTGCTCGCAAAGCAGCCTGTATTCCATCTCCAATGTAGGAACCAGTTTCAATAAATATAGGATTCAAATATGGTTTAAAATCATGTTTCATACTAAATGTTTCTTAATGTAAAAAGCATCTCCCCATTTATTGTGTGTTTCTGTAATACGCCTAACAAATCCGTATCTATCTAAATATTCATCTATTTCATCCAGTAAAGCACAACCAATATACAATTCAGCTTTATTTATTTCAGCATAGACGTAATCCAATTTGTCAATTAAATCACCAAGACTTTTCATTACATTTAATTCCACCCCCTGCACATCAACATTCAACATATTATAATCGTCAATGTCTTTACTAGAGTTCTCAAAGAACGAATCTAACCGCATTAAATCAATTTCAATGTCATGTGTGTACTTTACTTTTGGATAAATTGTTGCATGTAATCCTAAATCAAGTATAGAAGAACTCTGCCCATCATTGCTGGAAACATGTAAAATTGCACTGGTTAAAGTATTATGTATTCCCACATTGTATGCAGAATGATTTTGATCTCTGTACGGTGGTAAAGCAATATTTACAAGCAACCGCTCATATAACTGTGGATTCGGTTCAAACCAAAGAACTGGTTGAAATCTGTATTTACGATACCAAATACGCTCTTGTCCTTCATGAGCTCCTACGTGAATAACACCACGTCTTTGCTTTAATTGTCTTTCAAATTTACCAATGAGTAGCATAATCGTTTACTTTAATCCACGCCTGTGGATGCCTATACTTATTTGAAAACTCTTCCGAATCACAAAGATATCGGTTTGGGCAGACTACAATTTTATCCTGATTATTATTTAGCCAAGCTGCCCACCAACTAAATGTACTATTTGTAATTACATTGTGTTTACACATCCGCATCAATTCAAATGCCAAGTAATCATCAATATCAACAAATATAATCTTCCTAGAAAAGTACTCTTGTTTAAATGTTGCTTTACACCAAGGTAAGTCATCACTGAAAATAAACAAATCTCCTTTAATGTGTTGAACCTTAGTAAGTGCCTCAAAATAATACGGTGCTGTAAGATCATGAAACATTGACTTCCTGTGCTTCTTATAATCTCCTCTTCGTACGTGCAAAGAAATTGCCTCCGTATTCCAAATCATTTCAGCGTATTCTAAAAACTTATCTGTGTAAACCTCAGTTCTAAGTTGAAACTCCTGTTGCAGTATTGGGAATATTTTTGTGTAATACCCATAATATTGCCAATACCCTTCAAAATTATTATCATTCTGCATCCTAAATAAACCAAGATCGTACCCAACATTTGCTTCGTTGATAGTTGGATTCTCTTCTAAGAATAGACTTGTTTTTAAATTTGCTACTTGAAACATTGAAAGCCTATTAGGTCGTGGAGCAGTAGGATCTTTGCATGTTTTAGTTTCTCCCCAAGAAACATCAAAAGCTACTTCTTTCCCAGTCTTTTCCAGAGCCTTACCAAAAGCATATTGAAACAACTGGTTACCAACTCCTCCCATTATTTTTACTACATTCATAATAATTCTTTTACTGAAACCTTACGAAATTGTTCTATCATGCTATTTGGACAAGCATTTATAATTTCAACTCCTATTTGCTTTGCATCTCTGGCAATCTCTGTAAACCCCCTTAAATGCCTGTAAAACGGCAATTTTCTTGCTCTCTTCTCAGTTCTAACTGGCCCTCTGTTATATACATCGTGCCAGTGCTGATTGTTGTGTTCACCCAAAGTCATATCAAAACCAAGTAGAATAATCCTCTTTGCTCCTGTATGAACTGCCGTACTGATTGCTGCTGCACCACTGTTTCCATTCCAGCTTACCATGTACGGACTAGGCGAAATTCCTCTTCCATGTGAATTATCTCTTGGAGTGTGCTTAACCCAGGTTCTGCTTACTGCAAGACTTATTGGAGATATCTTTAACCCAGGAAAAGCTGCGAGTTGGGCTTCGTGCTGCAAAAAGAATCCTTTATCCCCAAAAAATACAATGTCAACCCAATCTCCAAGTAAATATGCAGCATTAATTCCGATAATATGCTTATCGTGTATGCTTTTCATATAAGGAGAATACACACTTGGTGGAGAATTCCCTGCAATTACATCCTGTATAACTTCATCAGGAACATCAAATTGTTTTGGTACTGAAGGACCTCCTCCTATTATCCAAACGTCAGCATCCTCCCATATTCGAGGAACTTGCCAACTCATTTCATGAAAGTGTTTTAATGAAATTTGCTGCGGCTTCTTTAGTAAGAGCCTTTTCATTTATCACTTTCTCATTTGGTCCAACAATATCAAACCAAGTATTACTCTTCCCTCTGGGAACCATTTTATATTCTGTCTTTGTCACCTTAATTGAAGGTACATCAGCAGCCTTTGGAAGTTCTCCCATTGGTACAACTAAATTTTTAAAAAGTGCTGGTATTTCGTCAGGAGTAGCCTCAAAAAGCTGACCTGGTTTAATAATTTTGCCTTTTAATCTTAATGAACCTCCACCTACTTTTTTCCAAGTAATTACGTTTGGCTCAACTGTATTATTTTTTGTGCGTTCCATGATTAACGATTTATTAATTTAAAAAATAAAGACTTGATTAGTCTCTTTAATTTATGCAGATAAAACTACAATACCACTCTTTCCGTTCTGATCTGAACGAATTTGAGGAACCTGTATGGTCATTACTTTGTACTTTGTAATCATCCCACCCTCAGTATTCCATTCAACGTTCATAAGTCCGAAACCTTGAACTAAACGAACGACATCAGAAGTCATCTGAACGAGTACCACAGTATCATCAGCCAATTTGTCAATAACTTTAATACCCTGGATAACATCAATTTTTAGAATTCTTTCTCTAATTGTTGTTCCAGGAGTAGTTGTATCATAATCATCATATAGAACTGTTTGATAATCTGTAGGAATATACAACATATAAGGACCATAGTGATATGCAGCAACAGCAGCTTTCACCATATTAAGAACATCATTAAGAATCCCAGCAGCTGTTTTTGCTGAAGCATCCCAGTTTGTTCCTAAAGTAACAGCATTAATGTCAGGATGGTTTACATAACTATAAATAGTATTCCTGCCACGATCATCTGTCTCACCAAAACTATAAGAAGTATTAGTGAAAAGCATATCCTCTAATTTCTCCAATATCCTACGAGCTGCTCTTTCAGCAGAGGTCGTATCTAATGGATTTCCTAAACTCCTTGAAGCAGCAAGTACTCTTGCATTAATCTCATAATCAACATGGACTATCGGAATTGGCAAATAGTTGTGCTGGAACTTTAAACGATCACCAGGACTCCTGGTTACACCGTCCATAGTAAGAGCAGCTTCCATTGCTTCACCAACATCATGCCATTCAAGTACGGTTGTACCCATAGCATTTCCAAGATTATAAGTAAGACCATGTGATTTCAGGTCTTCTACACCTCCAAGTCTCTGGCGAGATACTTCCATAATGGCAGCATCAAGCTGTTTCCATTCATCCCTTCTCAGGGTTGCATTGGTATTGATGGGAACTGTCTTCCAGTTAGCCTGAACTTTAATGTCGCCACCGGTATGCATCAGCATATAAGTTTTACCATCTGCACCAATCCATGGACGCATACGACCAAGGTTCAGTTCACCATTTGCCATAAGAGCATTAGCTACTGCACCTTCTCCACCGTTTCGTCCTATCAAATCTACATTTACGTTTGGCATTTCTTTTTCCTCCGTTTTTTAGATTAAACAATTCTCACTTTAAGAAACTGCCTTGTAGGAGATGAACTGGATTCAGATCCTGCCAAAGAAGACAATTCTAATTTCTCTAAAGCAACGCCAACAATGGCATTCTGTACAGAACCTGTGGTGGAATCACCAGGATCAGGTGTGTGTACCTGCAAAAATCCTGCTCCATTAGACTCAAGAGCATCACCAATGGCAATCTCCTGCTCATCTTCTAATTGAGCATAAACAACATCGCCCCTGTATGGAATCCATACCTGAACAACATCGCCAGCTGCATACGCATCCGCAATGCCTTTCCCCTGAAGTTCATCTTCAAGAGCAAACATTATCGGAACGACATTCCCTCCCTCAGTGGCATGCTTTCTAAGCGTAGCCGCGGCAGGAGTCTGTTCCACCAACATTCCAGGAGATAAGGCTTCAGCAGCAACAAATTCCTGAATGTTATCGGAGTACTTTTTAACTTTAACTGTGTTGTAAGCCATTTCTTATTCCTCCTTTTTATTGGTTTCAAATTGGCCAGTAAGATAAAGCGGCTCTTCTTTTACTGCATTTGCCTGTATTGTTCTGGCTGCATTAACTGAATAATCAACTTCATCTTCTTTTCTCACCGAATTATGCAATCTTTCGAGTACATCATCCTTCATTTCATTTAGAACTTCATCCGGCCAAGTTTCTTTGCTTGTATTTGCCTGGATGCTCTGGATCATTTTGTCACGTTTCTCTTTCAGTTGCTTTCTGTAAGCTGTTAAGGCTGCCTGATCTTCTTCTGAAAGGACGTTGACTTTTTTCTCTACCTCCTTGATTACTTCCACAGGCTTGGCAATTATGTCAAGCACCGCTTCACTCAAGAGTTCCAACTCTGCCCTATTGTCCTCAGTATATCTGCCCTGACTGTTTGCAATCAGTTCATCAACCTTCTTTTTGACGCAAGGGGTACATTCGACTTTGTCAGCCATGTTTGTGTCCTCCTTTTTATTGTTATTACTAAACTTTGTTCTTGTCAAACGACTGTTGACAATATACTCCACTTTCTTGTGGACTTCAATAGGCTCCCCTACAAATTCGACCTTCCCACTCTCGATTTTATAAGTTTGCTTATACATTTTAGTTTCTTCTTTTTCTCTTTTACTATATATAATATAGTTGTCATACATTTCTTCCAAATAATGATATATATGCTCGTCTAACTCATTTAACGCTGAATAAACCAAATCAAGTTTTTTCCGATAGTCTACCTCCACATTGTTTTCAATCTCAGAAAGTTTATACCCCTCTTTGTTAAAGTTTAACAGAGTTTGTAGTAACTTTTCTCCTTGTATCAACATTTTAATTTCCATATCTTCTTGCTTTTTGTTTGCTCCCAATCCACAACCGTCTTTTAATGAACATGCTCCAATCTGATCTGGAAGTATTGCTAAATGATCTGGTCTATGGTTATGTGCTACTCCTATATACTCTTCTCCTTCATATTCACCATTTTCCATTTCATTTTCAGTAAACATTCCAAGACTTATTTCAACTTCTTTTAAATCATTTACTGCTTCCAAAGTATTCTCTGAAATAGAATTCAACCTATCTTCATCTAACCAAACTTCAGCCTTTAACTTATTATCATCTACATTTGTATTATAAACTCTACCAACAAGTTCCTTATCTATAATATCAGGAGAATTTGCAGATACTGGTGACCCATCTCTTTGCGGATGATATATTACAACTGGAATACCATTCCACGATTCTGGAAATTTTCCCAATTCCGTAATCTCATGAAGTAAAGGACCTTGACTTCCATTATGAACACCCTCAACCATCATTGTAACAGGAACGACTAAATGTGCCTTTTCCTGATGTGTTGTTAGTTTAACATCATATTCAAGTGGTTGTTTCTGTATTAAATATGACGAGTAAACTCCTTTACTTTCATTCGTATTTAATACCACACCATTTGCTTGTTTAATAGCAGAAGCATCTGCTTCTTTTTCTGACTTTCCTTTGGTTATCTCTTTTTTTCGTACAGAGTTGGCAATCCTTCGCCATTGAGCCATTCCCTTTTTTGAAAGCCCTTTCTTATGTTTTTCTACATCAGCATCCGTTGTCCATGGCATAATTTTATCCTCCTATATTTAATATTTCCAATTCTTATACTTCTCTGACTTAGTTGTCCAAGGCAATGCAATACATCGGCATTGTGGGTGGTAGGGGATTAATCCCTCTATTTCATCTAACGTAAATAATTTTCCTTCCATTGGAGCACACTTATCACAAACTCGATCATCCCCAGCGGTTCTCCATTCTCCTTTTACAAAAACTCCTTCTAACCCCCAATTTCTATATTCTTGTATCATAGCCATATGATGAGCACGAATAACCTCAGTCCTTGCCAGAATCTCTGCCCTGCGTTGTGCGGGAATAAAACGACCTAATGTATCTGTAATACCCAAATCACCCATCTTTGTGCCATTGATCGTGGAAACAAGTTTACGGGCAAGTAAAGCAGGACCATCACCGTCTGCCATCCCCTGTGCCAACACTCTGCTTATTTGCATATCCATAGCAGCAGTAATTCCTTTCAAGTCATTGTAGACCCTTGTAAACAACAAACCAACCCTATCCATGTGAAAAGGAGTACTCATACTCATTACAATTCCACCTGTATCATCTATGGACGGGACATCTATTCCTGCTTTCTTTAATTCATATCTGGCACGAATAACACCTCTTTTATATGAATCAAACACATATAAATCTGTCCAAGCCTTTTCAACAGCATCTCCTATCTGTCTAAACTCTCCGACTGACAATATCCCCTTATCAACTTGCTCCTGTACCCATTTCATAAAAGCATCTACTTTTTGTTGACTTCTTGCAAAAGCAAAGGCTTCTGGTGTTGCCGGGGACATTTGTAATGAATGAATTCCTTCTCTCCTTAATCCAAAACAGTCATTTGTGTTTACTGATGTTATAATAACCTTTGATAGTTCTACAAACCTCCTCTTCATTGCACGAGCAAAAGCATTTCTCAACGCCGTTGTGTGCGTTGGATCTATTTGACTTGTTTGTTTATATGTTAAAACTTCTTCCATTTATTTTGCAATTGGCTTTTTAGCTGGTATTGGTTTCCCTGCAGGAATTGGTTTTGGTTCCGGTGGATCAACTAATTTAAGTATATCATCCATTAAATCATCCTCCGAAATTCCAGCATCTCTCATTTTAGTAATTAACGTAATCTGCTCTGTATCTAATCCACAAAACAATTCAAAGAATGCGGCAGGTGGAACAATCTCCATCGCAATAGGATTTGTTGAATACTCACGTAAAGCATTTGCTCTCCCTTTTCCAACTTCAATCTTAGACTTTTCACTCATTGCATATAAATCAGACCATTTAACAGTATAATCATTTGTTGGAGCACTTAATATTTTAAGTTCTATTAATTTATCAACAAACGGTCTTACAATATGTGGTTCTGCATGATCACCCCTACGTGCTATCACATACTCTTTCCACTCCGAAGTATCTTGTGTACTTGCTAATTCCCCTCTTTCACTTCCTGTTAGTATTCTTTGTGGTATTCCTGTTACCGCTGAAAGACAAGCAATCTGTACGTCAAAATGTCCTTTTGGATCTGATATTTGTTGAGCTAATGCTTTTAAGTCTATTCCTTCATTTACTAAAAACCTACGCAAACCATGCTCATATTCATCTAACTGATCTTGCAAAGCTGCTTTCATTTGTTTTGTCATCTGATACTCTGGGTCAACCTTACCCTCAAACCCTGGACGAGCACCACGCCAAAACATCTCAGCATCACCCCCAACTATTTTCTCCAAGTCCATTAACCTATTAAATACAGCTTCCAAACGTGGTGTTCCTTTTACTTCTGACTCCAAAGGATCATCTGTTATATGAATAACACGAGAATAATGAACTTGTACAGTTGTACTATGCCCACTTGACACATCAGCAACCTGTATAGAATAAATAAGCGGCAACCCATATCTTTTATCCTTTGTATCAATTACATAAGATTCTATTTGAGCACTATCTTGTCCAAATGGTTTTACATAATGCAATTTACGAACACCAGGACGCACAGGATCTTTAAATTTATCTGGACTTGAAACATCATCTAACCCTAAAAGTAATACTCCATATTCACCAATTCCAGTAAGTCGATCAACTCTAGAAAGAATTGTTTTAATTCCCAATTCCCGATCAAGGTCCTTCCATTCTTGTTCAAGGGCAGTATCATCTTCTTCATCAGACTCAATAAGTTCTACAACACCTTGCCATGTTGCTCTTACTGGACGATCAATAATAGCCTTTGCCATATCTTGCCTTGTGTACTGAGCAAGAAAATCAATATAGGTAAGTGTTGTCTTA